TGTTTTGGATAGAACTACTACTACTCAAAGTGTTTGATTTAATAGAACTATTACTACTCAAAGTGTTTGAATCAATATAACTTTCATCACTTAAAGTGTTGTTATAAATATAACAACCATTACTCAAAGTGTTGTATTGGATATAACTCATACTTAAAGTGTTTGAACTAATAATAGTATTATTACTTAAAGTGTTGTTTTGGATAGAACTACTACTCAAAGTGTTGTATTGGATATGACTCATACTATTCAAAGTGTTGTTTTGGATAGAACTACTACTTAAAGTGTTTGATCTAATAGAACTATTACTACTCAAAGTGTTGTATTGGATAGAACTATTATCACCTAAAGTGTTGTTATAAATATAACCACTATTACTCAAAGTGTTGATAATGATAAAAGATTGTTGAGATAATTTATTAAACCAAATATATCTACCTCTTGTATTTAAAGTTTCAAAATAACTATCAATTACTTCGTTTCCTTGAATACCTAAAAAAAAATAATCATTAGTATTAAAATCATCTTGTGCACAACCCCATTGAAAGTCTTTTATAGGATTACCTAATCCAAACCCATCAGGAGATTCAAATTCTACAAACACTTGATTATTACCACTAACTACATTGTTATATCTATCTTTACGATAAATAATCATATCGTTACCAAAATCGTATTGTATTTCATCAATATAAACATTATAGTCTGTTTCGTTAAATGGTATTTCTGTCCACTCTGCGTTTAACGTATATTTATCTATACTTGCTCCAATGTTTCCATTAACATTAGTCCATGATTTTCCTCCCCAATGCACAATTTGTCCAACTGTATAACTCGGAGTAACAAAACCACTAACATCTGCTGTTGCGGTTGCTCCTGAAATAGAAGTTGCAAAACTCCAATCACCACTAATAAATTCTAAAAATCCTTCTGCTAAATATTTTGCAGTTGCTCCGTTATTCGCTGTGACTATTTCATTTGGAGTAAATATTCCTACAATATTAGAGAATGTATCTTCCATTTGTTTAGTCCAAATTCCATAACCTGTACTTTCAGCACTTACATCGTATTTAGGACAATAGAATTTACCACTACCTTGAAGTGATAATTCTGAAGGTGTAATTGCCGTTAAGGTAATTTCTGTTCCACCATATAAGTTTACATCAGCGTCTGTTATTGTATAATTTAATCCTGGTATAAATAATGAAGAGCTAAACATCAATCCTGCTTGAGATCTAGTTATTCTTTCATATATAGACCCACTTCCTGAAGGTATTGGTAAATTAGTTAATCCTGAACCATCACCACTAAAATATGATGCTGTTACTGAACCTGATATTTCTATTTGTGTGTCTGGGGATTCTCCAGAAAGAGCATCAATGATACGAGTTATATGTTCTGCTTTAATTTGTTGTTGAGGAGCTATTCCGGTTTTTGATATTTTTCCCATATTATAATTTTATATTTTATTATAAATATCAAAATTCTCCAGTTTCTAAATTAATATTTATATCACCGTATTTAGAAATAAGAAATTGTTTTAATGTTTTTTCTTCATCTTGAATCTCTTGTAATATATTTTTAATTTTTTGTTTTCTTTGTTCTAATAATATTTCATTAAGAGAAATTTCCCCTAATTCATATATAATATTTTGGGATTTTTTTTGTAATTCTCTTAATTGTTCTAATTCGATTTTTTCTATCTGATTCATAATTATATTTTTATAATTTTTATTGTTTGATAATTTATAATTTTTAAAAAATAAATTCCTTTTGGTTTATTTGATATATTAATTTGAGTACCTGTTCCAGATTTTATTAATTTATTATTAGAATTATATATTTCATATTTAGTGCTAAATGGCAAATAAACAATTCCTGTTGTTGGATTAGGATAAACATTTATTGTAGGTAATATATTTATCTGTGTAACACTTAATCCTGTTGGTTTTCTTTGTAGATTTAATAAGTAATTCAAACCATTAAAACTATCCCAAGTTAAGTTTGCTACTCTTACATTATATAATGAATTATTGTTTAATTCTGTATCTTCTATTTTTAAAAATACTTGATAAACATCTTCTGGTAAAGAAGATAAATCAATAGTTTCATTAAAACTATTTCCCCATAATTTAACATCTATATTTAAAGGAAACGAAAAAGTGTTTGTACTACTTTTTAAAACTAAAAAAGTATTTTTATTTTTTAATATTTTACTAAATCCTTCGTTTGTTGTATTAAATGTTAAATTTAATAAATCATCGTTAAAACTATATGTTAAAGAATTTAATACAAATCTATATCCTAATTTATTAATAATTGTTGTAAAACTACCATCATTTATCCAAGACGTTATTACAGCACCATAATAATCTCTATTAATAATACTCCAATTATATAAATCCATTTCAACAATAGCATTAGAACCTATAGTTCTATTAGTAACAGCGTTTGTTTCTCCAGACATTAAATTGTTTAATGTTTGAGATATTACTTCATTAATTTGTGTTTGTGAAGGAGTACAGGTTTGACATATAGGAAAAAATCCTTCATCTCCATATACATTTAAAAAAGCATCATTAAAATAACCTAATCTTGGAATATATGTGTTACCATACATTTTTGTTTTAGCATATGGATATCTTAATTGTATAAAAATTGAAGAATCAAAATTATTTAAACAAGCATCTACAATTTCTTTTCTGTTGTTCCATTGAGTTTGTGTATATTGAGTATAATCACCATTACCAAATTCAGTTGAATTTGTATAATAATATTCACCCCATCTACCAATAAAACCAATTTGAACCGATAATATAACATCTTTATTAGCATTTATAACGGGTGCTAATTGTTGAATATGTTGTAATATTTGAGATTTAGTTGGTTGGTAAGCTCCTGTTTGAGATGTTGTATAATAACCAAATCTAACAGTAGCTTTAATACCAGAATTTCTCATGGTATTAAAATCTTGTTGAATCTTGTCAAGATAAGATTGAGATATTGAACTATTAATAAATGATTCTAAATAAAATCCTCTATATATAACTGTTATTTTATCTACTCCATTTCTATATCCAGATAAAGATGTGCTACTTAATAATGAATAAGAAGAAGATGTTGTTTCTGTAAATTTATGAAATCCTCTTTCTGGATTAGCAATGATTTCATTATTTGTTGTAAAATTTATAGTTTGACTAACACATAATGTTGAAACTAATAAACTTAAGAATAAAAATAGTTTTTTCATGATATAATATTAATTAGTTTAATAAATATAGGTATTATAACACCACCATAACTTCCCATATTTATATCTGTAAACGAAAAAGGTGCTTCATATTTTTTATGTTTGTAATTTTCTCTAAAAAAATTTAGAATCCAACCTAAAAGACCATATATAAAACTCTGGTATAAAATTGGAGTTTCTAATATATCTAAATAAAAAGAAAAAATAATAGCAAATGGTAAGAAAATTAAAAAAGTACATCCTAAATGTTTATAATAATTCTCTTTTACAAAATCTTTTGTAAAAATATATTTAATATCTGTAATATATCTTAACAACCCCTTAAAAACAGGTTTACATGCTGGACAAGTTATTTCTATTTTATTCATAAGTAATGTTTAATTTTAAATTATTATATTTTTGTCTAATTAAAGTTCTTTCTTGGAGTATATCTATAGGTATTTCTACTCCTGTTTCTATATTTTTTATATAGTACCAATCAGTTTCTTGTAATTCTTTATACTGTTGTTGTTTTAATTCTTGTATTTTTTGTTCTTTTATTTGTGATAATTCTTCTTCAGCTAAATAATCTGAATATTCAACAGTTCCTTCTTTTTTAAGAAATTGTAAATATTTTTTGTACTCTTCATTATTATCATTTAAAATTAAAAGATTTATAATACCATTTTCAATTTTTATTATATTTCCTAGTTTTGATATTTTATAAGTCATAATTTTTTATATTTTTATGTGTGTTCCATACCAATCGAAACCAGTGCTAACATTCGGACCTGATGTATCGACAATATATGCTCCAAATCTTAAACCGGTAGAATTTGATGGTATATCTGATGTTATTATTGTTTCATAATAAAAAGATGTACCAAGTCTATCTAATTTGAGATAAATACCCCCTGATATTGTTTTAATATTTAATTGATACTTATCAGTATCAATTGTATTTGCTGGAAAATTTGAACCTAAATCAATTGTAGTTGCAGTTCCAGTATTATCATTATTGATTAAATGTAAGTTATCAGAGGACGATAATCTACAGATACCAATAATATTTAATAGAGTGTTAGGCTCAACATTGGTAAAAATATTATTCGTTGTAAGTCCTATAAAAAATCTAATAGCAGTATCGGTTGCATTTTCTGACATACTAAAAGCAGTTATCATGTCAAACCCACCATTTATACTCATATAATTTAAAGTTTGTCTTAATTGTGATAAACCACCAGTTAACGAAACAACTATACCAAGTCTTTGTCCTCTTGTTACCAAATTAGTATCTGCCCAGCTTCTTACGCCTTGGGCACCAGATGCTATTATACCAACACCTTCAACATTATTTATAGCAGCACTACCAAATATTGGTATGTTGGTATGTTTTTGATATATAACAGGTTTAAAATCAAATAATGAATTAGCAGTATTTGGTGTTAAATAATCCGTATCTGCAATAAAATTAGAAGCTCTATAATCAGAAGCATAATTTGAATTTGGTGCGTTATCTCCAGTATTTGTACCACTTAAATTTGTAGCTGATATAGGACCTGTAAATGTTTCTCCTGCTTTATTAGCTGGTGTATAACCTATATTATCTTGTTTATTATTAAAAATACTCCAATCAGTTGAGCTTAAATAACCATCAGCACTTGCGTTAGCTTGACCTAATTTTGTTTTAATAGAAGATTGTGTTTCATCACCTGTATTTACTCCACTTTGATTGTCTAAGTTAGCTTTATCTCCTGAAATAAAAAGGCTTGCTTCCGATGCTTGAAATATAGGGTCTTGTTCATCATAATAAGATGAGGATAAACTATTTTGTGAATATGAAGATGTACCTATTAAATTACCTTCAAATAAACCTACGAATGAACCTGTATTATAATTAGAAATAAATTCATTAAACGAACTAGTTGTAACTAATGAACCTGTATCAAAATTTATATTATTTATTCTACTATCGAAAGACGCGCTATCTTGATTATATGAACTTGTAAAATTATTAAAACTAGAAGTTGTTACTAAACTACCTGTATCAATATTTTGGTTAGGTAAATTAATTAATCCTGAACCATCACCTATAAAATTACCATTAAATGTACCAAAATATGATACATTATTTTGTGATGGATTTGTATAAGTTATTACTTTGTTACCATCTTTATCTATTTGAGATGTAGTTGATTCTTGAGCAAACTCTTTAAATACAAATTTAGTTACATTATATGATTTTGGAGATGGAGCAGCTTTTTGAACATTTATTGATTTTGGTATTATATAACCATTTATATTTAAAGTTAAATCACTTTTTACTGCTCTATCATTTCCATTAACAACTTCCGTTGGTGTAGGAAATTGTGTTATACTTGCTCTAAAATTAAATCTTTCTTTATCTCCCCAATATGAATCAGAAGCAAACTCAATTGCTTCTATTATAGAATTCATATGTTCTACATAATCAGTAAATATAGATAATTTATAAGTAACTGTTATATAATCAGGAATTACACCAACTTGATATTCTTCCGCAGGTTTTTGATTTTGTAAAACAGAAAAATTATCATATCCATTTCTTTTACTATAACCTGTTTTAAAATATTGTACGTTTTGTACTTTATTACCATCTAATTTATTTCCTAGTCTTCTATCCTTTTCAAACGATTCTCTTTTTACAGCTATAACAGGTATAAAAGCTTTACCATTTTTATCGCGAAAAAAACCGTCTTTCTGCATTGATTTCCATCTCTCAGGAGAACCGTAAATAACAGGAACTTCTTGTTGATTTCCATTGATTTCTACAGTAGGTTTAATTATATTTTTAATATAATATAAAATAGCTTCATCGTGATCTTCCAATGTTATATTAATAACATTGTTAGTATCACCTTTCATAGAAATTTCATTTGCTCTCAAAAACTCAGGTTCACCTGGTTTTCTGTATTTGGCGTCTGGATTAGAATTATCATATGGTTGTTCGACTTGCTCCGGAATCTGATATGGATCGTGCAGGTTGTTAAGAAACTTTTCCCTATTTATTGGAGTAGGTTTATCTTTTCTTTTAGCCATATTATTTTATATTATATATTTTCGTTGTAATAATTTTGTAGCTCTTTCATTAAATAATATTTTTTATTATCAGGAATATATTGAAAAAATTCAATTTGACCTATTTCTTGATTATCCCAAATATGATCAGGTACATATTTAATTAAAATATCATTAATATCAGCGTGATCTATATCTTCATATATATTAGAAAATAAATTAATATAATCTTGTTCTTTATATGTATTAGGTTTATCTATTTTATTTCTTCAATAGATGTTCTTTTAAATGTATTTCGTATAAATTTTAATTTTTGTAATAATTGTTTTATACGTTTTTGATCATGATATCTTTTTTGATTTGATTCTAATTTATCAATAAGTTTAGATAAATCTCTATGAATATCACTGTCGGTTAAATCTTTATTTACAGTCCAAGTAACAGATTGTGTTTCAGGATCTATATCTGTAATTGTAGTTTTACCTGATGGAGTTTCGGTGGTTTTTCCTATTTGAAAATCCCCTATATCTTCTCTAAGTAATTTATTTTTAAAATCTCTTATATCCATATTATATTCTTTCTTCTTTAGTCATAATTTATATCCTTTCCTCTTTAAGACCCAACTTCTCTCCCCTAGTGTAATGACATGTAACTATAATTGATAATGAAGTTCCAGTGTCTTCAACACCGTCTCCTTGTTTATACGCGTATTCTAGATCTCGTCCGTGAACTTGTTGGTTCTCGTTGATTTGGTTTATTTCGAAATATTCTTCATTCCATAATAAAACATCTCCTATCATAGGTACTACTCCTGCTTCTTTTAGGTGGAGTTTCAAGAAACGAACTACTAAAGATCTGTCTCTATCTTGCCCATAATTATTATCAGTAGTTGAATAATCACCTCTTTCAATTAAACAATTAATTAAAACTGGGCCTCTAAATGTTTTATTTAAAGACTCACCATATATATTTTCTTTTGTTTCTTCTAAATCAACAATATAATATCCTACTTTTTGTTCAATTATTTGACCTAAAAGTTCTTTATTTATATTATGGAAGAAATCAATGTCTCTACTACGACTCCATAGACTCATATCCCTTCAAATTTAAATTTCCAAATAAATCCACCACAATGCTTTTGTTTTCCATTACAACAAGTTGAAATCCCAGAATGTAATCTATTTCCTAATACTTCATATGCTGCTGTTCTTAAACTAGGCCACTCTCTAATAAAATTTCCTTCTAAGTCGTATTGTAATATAATTTTTTGATGATTTCTTCCTAAATTGTTTTTACTTTCTTGGGAAAATTTGTTTCCTAAAGCGTATTTATTACCTAGATTTTTTAACTTTACTATAGATCTTCCCTTTTCAGACATATTACTTTTACCTTGAACACTATTTTTAAGTTGTAATTTAGTAAATTCTGACATAGGTCTTCCTAAATTATATTTATTTCCTTTATTAGTTTCTCTTATTTTATCTCCCCACGTATTATAAGTAATTCCACTAGAATATTTAGTAGCATTATAAAATATATTAGAAGTTACACAATTATAGTAATCCAAATAATATTCTTCTAATTCCTTCATATCCTTAGGATTATTAGTATAACCTAATATCTCTCTATTAAAATTATTTTTACCATATTTGTTTAGGGCTTTTTTTAAATTGACCCCACTACCTAAATAATTATCATTATCTTTTTTAATTATATGAGAACCTATATATTTCTTCCCATTAATTAAATTAGTAGTTATATAAACAACATATTTTTCCATATTATATCACATTTATAATCAACCCAAAAAGATGAGCATAGGGAAGTCTTTTAAAGTAGAAGATAATGATTCGTTTTCTTCTTTTTTTCTAGCTAACTGTGCTCTACGTGAAGTTTCTTCTAAATCTTTTCTTAATTTTTCAATTAAAGCAGCTTTGTCTTTATCTGAAGAACTAAATAAATCCCCAGAATTTAATGTTACTGAGTCGCCTGGTATTGGTGTAGTTTGGTATTTACCTCTAATTAAACCTAATAATTCTTTAGCTAATACTAATGTATATTCAAATATCCAAAATCTACCCGGTTGGTTAATTGTTGAGTATTGGATTTGTTGATAAGGTACATTAGATATATCTGTTACTACTCCATTTCCTGCTCCATAACTTCCACTAGGCGATAATACAGATGTTCTATCAGAAGTTTTAACATATTTAAAGTATAATTCTTGGTGTCTTGTTGGTATTGGAAATATTTGTAATTTATTATTAATTATGTTAAATGAAAAACCAGATTTTCTAATACTATCATTTAATTCAATAGCCTGTAATACAGACATATCAAAATTTAAAGGCATTAACATGAAATTAATAGCAGGAGATTGAGTTCCAAACCCAAAAGCATCTAATAATTGTTGTGAACCATATCCTGTTCCAGCATATGGATCAAAATATCTCATTATTGCTGGGATACTTTCATAAAATACTTGTTTTATTTCAATTGAATCACCCGATTGTAATGAGGCTGAATTTTGTGCCCATAAATTTAAATCATAGTATTGTTGTCCTGGTATTAATGATATAGAACCTGTATACCATTCAGTTGTTCCTCCTACACCAACTTCTGCTCCGTAATCTTGAGCAATATTGATTATATTATGTAATGAAGGGTTAATAAATTGATTATTTAATGTAGAAGATGTAGGTGATGCTTCTAATGTAATGAAATTATTTGTTATATTATTCATATAAACTTCATTACTATATGTAGAAACAGCCTCTTCAAAACATGTAAAGAATTGTTCATCACTCATCTCTACATCCATAGCAGGCCACCCTAAACGAGTAGCACAAAAACGTGCTACTCTTAAGGCATCTGTTTGGAATTGTATATCATTATCATATAAATGGAATGGTGTTGATGTACCTGATATAAAGGTTGGGTTTCCATTCCAAACTACTGAATTAGCCATATTATTTTATATATTTAATATAAATATAATTAGTCTCTGAATTCTTCATATATTTTTAAGATTTCTTCTACAATAGGGTCTCTATGATTTTTTATTAATGTAACAATTTTATATCCTGGGATATCTTTCATATATTTGCATATAAAATCGAATCCTGATAATTTTTTGTTTTTTAAATCTATTTGTTTTGAATCTCCACATAAGATTACTTTAGAACCATTACATAATCTAGTTTGTAATAATTCAGTTTGTGAGTCTGTCATATTTTGGGCTTCGTCTGCAATAACTAAACAATTTGTAAAATTTCTACCCCTCATAAAATCTATAGGAACTATTTCAATATAACCTTCAGAAACTAATTTTTCTATTTTTTCTTTATTATATAATCTATACATATTTTCATAAACAGGAGCAGTAAATGGAGCTAATTTATCCGAAATATCACCAGGTAAAAAACCAATTCCCTCTCCAGCTACTACTGTAGGTCTAGTTATTATTACTTTTTCAATCTCTTTTTTAAATAATAAATCTAAGGCAATATTAGCAGCTAAAGCACTTTTTCCACTACCTGCGGCTCCTTTTATTATAGTAATTTTATTTTCTAATACTACTCTTTTTGCTTCTTTTTGTTCTTCATTTAAAGAAAAATTAAACTTAATTTCCCCTTTTGGTTTTCTTTGTTGTGTATGAATTGGATCTGTGTGTGGTTTTGAAGCCATAAAATATAATTTATTGTTTGTTAAAGGACAAAATTATTATAATTTGGTCCTGTCGATAAATATAATATAATAAAACAAAATTAGAAAAACACGTAAAAAACAAAAAAGCTCGCAAATGCGAGCTTAATATTTTCCTGATTTTTCTCTATTTTCAATCCTACTTAAAGGGCGTGTGTTTTTATAGTGAAAACATTCATACATTTCTTCTTCATTTTCTAAATTAAAACTACATATTGGTCTGATATGATCTATTTCCCAATATTTGTCTTTACCATAATTATCCCAATTCATTTCTGGAGTGAATAATAATTCAAGATATTGTGTGTATTCTTCCATATTGCAACCCAAATATTCAATTGTTCTATCTTTTTTAAGAATTGTATATGTTTTTAAAGCATCATTTATTCTTGTTGATGTTATATGTTTTAACTTAAATCCTAGATCAGTATTATATTTTTCCTTATTCCATTCTCTGTATAAATCTTTATTAGAGTGATAGTGGTTATTACAATAATTATTATAATATTTTTTATTTTTTTCTCTATATTCTTTATAATACTCTGCTTTTTCAATTTTTCTTACTTCATGATAATGTTTATCACCCTGTTTTTTCATACAAAGTTTACAATAACGATGTTTACCGTCCTTTTCAGAAGATTTATTACAAAATTCTTCTAAAGGTTTTTCTATTTTACATTTATTACATTGTTTCATATTTGTCTTGAATTTTCTGGTCGAATATAAATATAAAGGAAGGCTTGAAAAATCAAGCCTTCTTTAATTTATGTATAAGAAATATTATACTGATGCTAAGTCTGCAACAATTACGCGACCATAAAACTCAGGGCGTACCATTTTCTTAGCATATCTTGTCATAATACCCTTCCTAGGTGTAAATGTTTCTGGATCGTATACTAATGGTGTAGTCATTACTGGGATATATGGAGCATATACAGCACCTGTTTCTAAGAATTGGTTACCTCTATAACCCATTAAGATAACGTTTTCAACCATGTAAGGGTTTTTGTAAACTTTATATCTTGAGTTTAAAGCACCTACTTTTTGTACACCAAATGCGTAAGTTGATTTTTCTGCTGCCCCGTCTGTATCAGCTGCAAATCCTGGAATTGATTCTAATACTGTAGCTACTGATGGAGAAACTACCATGAAATTAGCACCACCTCTTAATGTCTTTTGGTGAATTGTATTTGATACTTTTTGTAATTTTGTACCAATTGTTTGGAACCAAGACATTTTAGTGTAATATAAACCAGCTGAGTTGTCATTTGTAAATGCTGAACCATTCCATTCTTGACCTACTTTAGCAGACCAGAATTCTGTTGTTGGAGCATTTTGCATTAACATATCTAAGATTTCCATATCAATCTCTAATGAGATATATTCACTCATTAATCCTGTAACTTCAGCTTCAGCATCAATTGATTGGAAAGCATTTAAATCTTGAGAGAATTCAGGTGTCCAGCTTGCTTTTAATTTTTTAGTTTTAGCAGCAATTGTATCTGATTTCATTTGGATATTGAATTCTGGGATTACAATATCTGTATTTGAAGCAGCATTTGGAATTGAGAATGTTCCAGCAGTTGAATCTTCAAAATCACCTCTTGCGTTATCTCTTGTTTGTTTGTTGTATAATACTACAGCACCAGTTAATGTTGGAGCACCATTATAGATAAACTCAATAGTACCATTACCTTTTTCTGTAAATTGTTGTAAGATATTTTGTGGATTAACACCTGAACCAGATACCATAAATGCTCTTACTCCTTCTTTGTCAAAATCAGCTAATGAAGCTGTTTGAACTGTAATTTTTCTTAAAGTACCAGCTGCTACTGAAGCTGAATAATTTGAATCAAAATTTACATCTGCTAATGAAGCTGAAGTAACTGTTCCAAATCCAGCTGATTCTGAAACTACTGCGAATTGGTTAGTTGAATAACCGAATCTACCAGCACCATATAAACCACCTTCTACATCGTTAGAAAATACATTTCCTAATGAGTTTTTACCATAAAGTGAATCATTTTTAGCGAATGGAGATTTTGTGTTACCATATTGGAAATCTAAGAAGAAGATTAATCCTGCTGGTAATGACATTGGTTGTACAGAAACGAATTCTTTAGCAGCAATTTGACCAAATACTTTACGTACTAATGGTAATGCTACTGCAGCATATTGTTCACCTGCACCTGCAGTAAACGTAGCACCACCTTGGTTTGTAGTGTTATTTTCTACGATTACTCGTTTAGCTTGGTTTTCTAGTAATACAGCCATATTTGCCTTGTCTGTATCTCCAGATAAACCTTCTAATAAACCTGAAGCTGACCATTTTTGGGCTAACCTCATTGCTTTGCTCATTTGATTTTCATATAAATTATTTGAGCTTTCTGTTAAAAGTTGATTTACAATTGACATTCTTATTTAATTTAGTTTTAAGTTTTTAATTAATTCCTGCTAATTTTTGCATTCTTGCAATAAAAGCATCTGTTTTTTGTTCTGTTAATATTTCTTTTTTACCTACACCTAATGCTTTTGAAGCTAAACCTTTGTTTTCTTTTAATACATTAGTTGTTGGTCTTGATAATGATTCTTTAAGTGTTTCGAAAGTATTTTTAGCTTCTTTAACTGTTGAAACTCTATCAAAAGCATTAATAACAGCCACTTTTTTAGATTCAGATAATGTATTAGCTTTTAATATTTTATTTAAATAAATTGATTTAGCTAATAATAAATTATTTTCTTTTAATTGCTGTTTTAATTTAGCTATTTCTTGTTTAGCTTCATTAAGTTCTTGTTCGAAATGAGATGATGGTTGTGTTTGGTGTGTTTGTTCGATTTCTGCTAAGATTTCATCTAAGTTTAAATCATCACCTTCTTCTTCATCTTCAAAAGTAACAATATCATCTGCTTCTTCTGTTTCTGTGTCTAGATCTAAATCCATTTCACCTTCTTCAGATCCACTTTCTAGTTCTGCCATTACATCACGAATTACATCTTTTAATTCATCTACTGTAAGGTCAACAACTTCTTCTTCAGTACCTTCTTCTTCAAATTCTTCTCCTGTTTCGAATTCTTCTCCGGTTTCTTCTGTTTCGTCAAATGACATATCTACATCATCTGTTTCTACTTCAGTTTCGCCTTCCATTTCTTGTAGGATTTCATCTAAAGATTTTTCATCTTCTTCACCATAATTTTCATCTAATTCTTCTTCCATTTCGTTTAGTTTAGAAGAAATCATAGATTGTACTTTTGGAGCAAAAGATTCTGCTAATGCTAACTTTGCGTTTGCTAATGCTGTTTCTTTTAATTCTTTAGCATCAGTTATAGCGTCAGCGAATAACGATTTCTTTTTTGACATTAAAATTTATTTTTGGATTGATTACTTATTAAAAGGAAGTAATATTATAATAAGTTTATTGAGGGAAGTTATATTGAGATAACTTATCATGAGTTACTCATAAATATTAAGGAAAATCAAAAAACGCCTTCTTTTATAAAAAGAGGCGTCTTTCTTTGTAACTTTGGGAGAAAGTTATTTTTTAATACAACAAATTCCTGATTGTAAACAAATTATATCAGAAATTATATCATTTATTTTTTCGTATTTCGGGGAGTTTTGGTGGTTTACATTTTCATATAAGCCGGTTTTTTGTTCCATAAAAGCTCCTTGTGTTGAAGGTTCTGATACTAAATCAAAACAAACCATCGAAAGATCGTCTTGTACTTCTACTGTACCTTCACCTAATGTTTGAACTGAACCCATTGCTCTTGATGATATACCTAATGAACAACCTGCTTCTATAATAGCTTTTGCTATTTGTCCTGATGGGGTGTCTAGTATTTCTATTCTACCATAAACATCATCTCCATTCCACCAAATATCTGTTATGTTATGTGAAACGTTTTTTAAATTTACTATTTGAGATTCAGGGTGGTCTAATTCACCAAATGCTCTTCTTTCTCTAATAGGTCCTTCTATATATTTTTTTAATTCTCTTTCTAAAATATGTTTAGGATAAACTCTACCATTTTGATTTTTAGCGTTTGCTCTTTGTATAACACCTTCAAGTATAAGTTTACCACCTAATTTTCTAGATTCGGTTATTAATTTTTCGTCAACTTTAAGATTAAAGTGTTCTATTAATAATTGTTGCATTATACGTTTTGTTTTGTAAGTTGAACACCTTTTTGCTTTGCTTGATTAACTATATCAGTTGCTTCAGAATCATCTTTAGCATACTGTATATTGCCTGCTTTATCCTTCACTGCTATTGCTTCTTCTAATCCCCATCTTTTTTGGAATTCATCAGCTAATTCTTCTATTACATCAGAATCTTCTAAATCATATTCTGTTAATCCCCATTCTTCAATTATTTTTGATAATCTTTCTAATTCATTAGGATCCATAACATCTATATCTAATTCAGGTTTGTCTCTATTACAAGATTTACATTCTTCTGATTGTGATAAATCCATACTTAAATCTTCATCATCTTGAGAATAGTGTTGGTCTAGATTTTCATTCATTCCTGGTTTATACCAGTTATTAGTATCTTTTGGATTTAAACCCATTTTTTCTACTGATTTTCTTGTTAATATTTTAAAGTCAGAAGGTTTATTTTCTGGGAAATTATCTGTTAGATCTAATTTAGTATATTCTTTAATACTAGCATTATCATATGATCTAGTTTCTTCATCATATAATTCAGAATAATCCCAACCATCAGCTATTTTATTATTTGATTTCATTATAGCAAAATGGGTATAACCATCACCTAAATCATCTAAATTTTCTTTTAACATTTTACCTTTAATCATTTGATTTTTAGCTTTAGTATCTTTGCCTAATTCTTCAACATCTAAATCAGATTTTTCTACTTTTTTCTGTTCATCGCTCATCATTTTTCTAGTGTAATAATATTCATCACTAGTTAAATTTTTAAGTACTTTTTCTTGAACTTTAGCTAATTCTTCATCTTTAGGCATGTTTTGACCAACAGATTTATCAAATAAATCCATTTCATAATTTATTCCTTTAGCATATTCATGAGGAGATACTTGATCTATTGTTTTAATATCTTGTTTTGGGAAAAAAACATTTTTATCTGTTTTATATTTACCTATTTCTTCAGATATTAATCCTCTTGTTTTAAGGATTTGGATTGTATCTTGGAATGAATTAAATTTAGTAATAGGAAGATGAGATTGTTTTCTCACTTCATATAAGAATTTTTCTTTTGAAATTTCTTTCTTTAAGAATTTATTGTATAAATTTTGTGCTGTCATTATTTGTGTTTATTATTAAAATTATTAGTTGCTCTTAAATCCATGAAATATTTTCCACCATGTTCTCCACCTTGATATTTTATATCATCTACATTAGGATCTAAAAATATATCATCTACTATAAATTGTTGCCCTATAGTTTTTACATAATCTCCTATTTGAATTTTATCTTTATCAAAATTAGGAATATATTTTGTAAAATCCCAAACACGTTTTGGTTTATTAATTTTTATTTCTTTTGTTAATGTAATCTACATACAACTCCTGCCATGCTAATACTCTCGCTCTTCGACTAGTATTAAGTATGTGTAATTTGGATTCAGCGAATTCCTTTAATACATTATTAGAAATGTACTGATCTAAATTGGCAACTGATTTGCCTTCTCTTAATTCTTGTAATAATTTCATTTTAGTATGGGATTATGGGTTAAAAATTAAAAAGCGCAGGCCACAAATTCTACAGATGCCGAGGTACTGGTATACCCACAACCGATAGAATAATGTGAAACCTACGCTTTTTAACGTGGATGGCTTCCTACTATTTTCTCGATTGTTGTTAAAAATTACCAGTTTTCGGCAACAAGAAAATATTTTGACCTTAATTCCTATGTGTTTCTAAAAAGAATATTTTGATTAAGCAAAAATAATATCTGCTTTTTATTTAAACAAGAGTATTTATACTCGATTTTTGATTTATGGGTATTATTCCATTCATCTTCATAAGCCTGTATCATATCCCATTCGTCAATATAACACACTTTCCATGAAGGTTTAAATCCTTTTGGCGTATCTATTCCGGCTTGCGCTCGTAATGTTAAAAATCCAGCGCAAGTTTTAGATTCTTCTGTTACCAGCATATTCCCCTCTTCGCTATCATCATATTCAGTTGTTTTATGACATGGAAAATCATTGTAGGGGTTTAAAGCTGCATAAGCAATTTCACAAGCACGATTGGGATGTAAATATGGTTTTACATCATTCCTAAATGGGCAATGTTTGCAAGGTTGTTTTATGTACATAGTGGCACGATTATTTATTAAAGTAAAAGTATTTATTAAAAAGTTAGCCGCTAAGGGCGGCAAGTCCACGAAACGGAGATTAACCGTTTTATTATTTTTTATCATTACTATACCAATTAACATAAATAGTATCATTGCTTATTAAATCTATTTCAGGATGATAATTAGGCACGTTTGGCGAATCAGACTGTATAAGTGTGTATTTGTTGGCCGATTTATTAGCTATATTTGTAATATTAATATTGTAAATACTTGTCATTAATATCCACATTGATAATACTACGATTAGTATGATTTTCATTATAGTTGTTTTTAAATTATTAATATCCTACAAATTTCCTGTTCATACATTTATTACCATAACCCTGTTTAGAGGATGAGCAGGAAGCCAGTAATAAGGCTATAATAGTTACGGTAATGATTAGTTTTAAGGTTTTCATGTTGTTGGGGGTTTTACATTATGATATTTGGATCATGTTTAGGAATAATTATTGTCTTTGGCTCATCTGTGGGCTTGGAATTTGAACTTTCACCACATTTTTTACATTTCATATCAGGAATGACATTATTATAATAATCGCTGTCGTCATACCCATATCCTGCGTCTTTTTGTTCATGTCCGCAATGCTCGCATTGTGCATCGAACCTAAAATCTCTACGGTTCCAATTATATGTTCTTGTTATTTGCATGTTGTTACGATTTAAACGTTTTAATTGTTAATCAAAATCTGTTACAATTTCATCTAACGCAGTATTCCATCCCATATTCCAATTCCCCCAAGAAACAGATTTATATTCATATGGGTTTTGTACTTTTTCAATAGGCAAAGATGTTTCATACGCTTTAATTAAAGCTTTTCTACCTTCTTCATATGCCTTAAAATCTGTAATTTCCATGTGTTATAAATTTATTTTTGTTCTTGCTTCTTTTGAATTTGCAGCAGCTTTTTGTAAGGCATTAAAGTTTGTA